CAGATATTCCATCAGATAAAAACATCGCTGTAGAATCTATTAAAAACGGAGTAGGAGCAGGAGCTGTAACTCCTGTATTTGAACCACTTGAAAGTTGATTTGTTCTACATAATACTTTAAGAATATAATAGTCGTCATCTCCTGTTGTAGTTAGAGATGGTGCTGAGTATCTATTTGAGCCTAAATGCGCTAAATAATTTGTAACTAAAAAACCTTCGAGAGTTTCGGCTATAGGACCTTCAATTTCAGCGTAATCACTTCCGGCTGTGCGTGCATTTTCAGCATTTATAGCCTTGTTGTAATTTTTGAAATAGTCTTCAAATATCTCCATCTGTGCATTTTCAGCAAATAAATTGAAGTCTGATGGAGAAATATATCCATAATTATTTTTATTTAATACGGATAATACTGTATTTCTAACTTCGTTTATCATTTTTTAAATCTTTTTACAAATATACATAAAAAAAGCACAGAAATAAATCTGTGCTAATTTCAATAAAGGATATTTTAATCCAATTATATTATTGAGGTAAATTTGCCTCTAACATTTTAAGAGAGTCAATACCTTCATCGCTTGATAAGAAGCCACCTACCATATCATAAGGGTCTTCTCCGTATGGTACTGATAACATTTTCTTTTTGTTAGTAGGCGTATTAAACCAAACCTCTTTATCATTATTGCGTAGTGCTAATAATTTCTCTTCAAAGAATAATCTAACTTTAGCTTGAAACTGTAGTTCAGGGTCATTCAATGTAGCCAAGAATCCTCTTGGGTCATTTTTAGCAAACACTAATATATCTCGTTTTAATTCTGCTGTTGAGATTGTTGAAGGGTCTTTTCCGAACATTACTCTTGTAAGAGTTTCAATTTGTTCAAGAGAAAGTTTTCTCGCCTCAACTAATGCGTCAATCTCAAGGTCTAAATTCTCAACCTCGTAAGCTGCATCTTTTTCTTCATCTACTTCAACGAAAATCCTTCCGTTTAATGGATGGTAATGTAAGAACGCTTGAAGCGCGGGATTTGTTCTTGGAACGCTTAAAAAGCCATCTTCAAACATAATTGGCTCAAGTATTGCGTTTCCGTCTTGTTCATCCTCAAAGGGAGTCTTTTGATTTATCGCGTATCTAAGAGCACGATTTTCTTGTTTTTTTTCATCGAACCACATTAGTGGGAATCTCGGATGATTTCTTGCCGCTAAACTATATGAAAGCGGATTGCCTATTGTCAATTTATAGACTTTGTCTATTAAAACTACTGTTGCCATTTTTAATAATGATTTAATTTAATTTATTTTTTTTAAAACATAAAAGGAGAGTGCCTTTAAAAGCACTCTCCAATTTATTATATACTATCCGAAACGGAATAATACGAAGTTGTTTGCACCTAAAGTACATACACATCTTTCAGACAAGAAGTTAACCTCCATTGCATCTAAGTCAGATGTTTGAGCTCCACCGGCAGAACCTGTAATCCACGTTTTGTATCTACGGTCTTCAGCTTCTGAAGCACGGTATCTAACGTGTAAGAAAGGTCTCTTAGCGTTTTTACCCATAATTTGGTCGTACACAGATGTAGAACCTGCAGGAACCATAAGTCCTGTGATTGTACCTGTCGCAGTAGCTGCAACGTTAGATAAACCACCTCTCATAGTTGGGTCGTTTAGGTATTTCCAATCAGATTTGTAGAAATCGTAACCTCTACGGAATCCTGTGAATCCTAAGTTCAACGCCATATCAACATCGTTGTCGAATAAACCGAAAGATGCAGACTGAGCAACACCACCTGAAGTGTACCCGTTTAATGTTGCTAACATATTGTCGATGTCAAAAGACAATCCACGGTTAACAAACACAACGTTTTCTTCGATAGCTCCTTGTTTGTCCAAACGAGAAACGATAGAATCCCACTCAGATAAAGAAGTTGGAGAACCACCTCCCCATACGTTACCTCTATTGTTTACAACATAGAAGATACCTTCAGAACCACCTGCAACACCACCTAAAGCAGCTAAAGCTCCTGAACCTGCGGCAGCAGGAACTGCTTCAATCATTGCAGTCTCTAAATAATCTTCAAAACGTAAACGAGTTTCGTGCTCTGATTTCAAATACCACAAGTAACCTGTAGCACCATTTTCAGTAGTAACTTCAACCCATCCGATTTGAGCCATATCAGAACCGTTAACAGCATATTTATCTTTGATGATAATAGGCTTGTTAGAGTAGAACTCATCTTCTGCTTCCAAAGAACCAACCATTCCGTTAGTTCCTTTTTTGAACTCAGAACCATAAATAAATACAGTACATTGAGCAGCAGCAGTAATCGCTTGACCACCACCTTCGTAGTAAGCTACTGTAAAAGTAGTTGCTGTAGGAACGGCAGTAACGATTGCTTTGTTGAAAACTCCTGTTGAGTTTTGTTGAATCATAACAGTTTGTCCAACTCTAATTGCGATGTAAGTAACACCTGAATCAGCAACTGTAAAAGTAGCGGTAGAAGCCGTAGCAATCGCCGGTGTAGTACAGTTAGTGTATTTAATGTGAAGACGACCTTGTTCTGCCCATTTGATTTGGTCAGAGTTTGAAGGCATCTCAGCACCTACCATTCTCAAGAATGATGCGATGGTTCTATTACCGTAACGCTCAAATTCTTTTTCGTAAGTATCAGGAAGATACTGATTCAAGAAGTTGAAGTTAGTAATATAGTTTGTCTGCAATGCTACTTGCTCAGCACTTGGCTGTAATGCAAAAGTAGGATTTGATAATAATGTACCTGCCATTTTGATTAATTTTTAAAATTTATATTCGTTTTATGCTACGGATTTTTAGACTTTTACCGGAATCAGGGTTTACCGCTTTTACCTGCATTCCTTCCGTTGATTTTGTAATTTCAGGCGCTCTATTGGCAGACATTTGAATATTTTTAATATTCTTCATAGTGCCTTCAGTAGCATCTGCTTGCCCTTGTTCGTAAAAGAACTTTGCAAATCTCTCAGGATTCATAGCTACAGCTAACGACCTATGATAACCTGCCGCATCCTTAATTAACCCTTGCTCATCTAAAAACTTATTTATAAAGTTTGCAGGTGTAGCTTGTGCTTTTTTAAGTTCATTGGCATCTCCGGGATTGAAAGTGATTCGTTTGTCATTAACGTTGAAGTCAAAACCTTTGAACTCTCCGCTAAATACTTCATCAGATTTTTGGTTAAACCAATTTCTCTTTCTCTCATTCTCTTCTTCAAGTGTCTTCGCTTGCTTGGTATATTGCTTATAACCTTCGTAAACTTCTTTTTCCTCATCAGAAATTAGCGGAACACTTGACTCAAGTGGCACTTTATATTTTTCTTTTTGAGAATTAAAAAATTTCTTTGCTTCAGCAACAGCCTTTTTTCTTTCTAATTTTATTTTTCTAATAGTTGAATCATCGTCAATATCTTCATCATACCTATACGATTCCATCAATGTGTCAATATCTTCATCATCAAGCCCTTCTTGGGTTGCTGATAAATAAGTTTCAAGTAAATCTTCAGGGTCCATTGAGTCAAAGTCTTTTTTAAGACTCAAAAAATCCTCAAAACCTCTACCCGTTTCTTTTTTGTATTTCATATAAGCAGCAACATCTTCAGGTAAAGCCTCGACTTCTTCCCTTTGAGCTGTTAATTCATCTAATGAATTAATCTGCTTATTGTATCTTTTTCCAATATATGAAAGAACTTGTTCTTCGTTTAATTCAACTTCTTGCTGTTGCTCTTGCTCTTGCTCTTGTTGTTGCTCTTGTTGTTGTTCTTGTTGTTGTTCTTGTCCGGGTATATTAACATTCTGAAATTGTTGCTCGTGTTTTTCAAGTAATTCTTGTTCTACTTGAGCAGTTCCTTTTTCCTCCGTACCATCTAATAATCTTACTTTCATTTCCATTTGATTTGATTTAATTTTTTACAAAGCTATGCAATTTTTTTGACATTATTAACGCGGCTCAAATTCTGCGAAATCAAACCCATCTAAACTATCTTCGTTTGATTCAAAATTCAATGGAGGTAAATTGTTTTTACGTTGGTCTATCAGTTTAGATTGCTCTGTATTTTGTTGACTAATACGTTTAGCTTTAGCGTCTTCACGAGATTGTTCACGCCCATTTAATGTTTCCATTTCCATACCGTGAAGTTTCTGATTATACATAAATTCCTCTGCCATTAAATGAGATTTTAATTCAGCTTCAACTTGAACTTTTCTAATACTAAACTCAGCTTCCATCTGCATTAATTGACCTTTAGTCTGAACTTCCGTCTGCATTTTTTGTATAGCCATTTGACCTGCCATCTCTTGAGACTTCAATTGCTGCTGAGCCTGCATAGCTTGTTTTTGCATTGCCATTTGGTCCTCACGTTCTTGTTTCTTGATTCGCTTCATCTTTAATAATTGATTAGCAAGTTTAAGATTTTTAATCTCACGAATATCAATAGCATCTTCAAGATTAATATCTCCTTTAGATAATGCCATATTTACATTAGCTTCAAGCTGCGCTCTTTGCTCCTCATCAGGTGCGACCTCAATAAAAATACCAAAATCATAAATATAAAGGTCCGCTATGTCTCCTAAAATAGATACATTGTATCTACCAATTTGATTAATAAACTCATCTTTAAAATCAGAATACTCTAAAATATCTCCAATTCTATAAGTTAAGGCTTCCGCCATTGAGCGGTATATATACAATCCGCCTTCAAGTATATGTCGAGTAGCTGTATTTGAGTTTAAAGCAGCTAATTTTTGTAATCCAACTAATGAATTGGGGTCAGGAGTAGAGCCATCTCGTGCTTCATTAAGCCCAGTTACCGTTCTAATCATATCCATATAGTGATTATAATTAGTGATAAGCATTTGAGTTTTACCTACACCTGTGCTAGAACTTAATTGAGTAATAGGCACTTTAGCATTGTTGAAATCTCCATCTTGAGTAAAACTTCTACCAATTACCGACCCCGTTTGGAAGTAAAGCCTTAAAGCGTCTTCAGGATTATAAGCAGCTCCGTTTCCTAAATCAACTTCATTAAGACCGTCTGCGTCAATAAATACCCCGTCAGGTACGACACGGTTAATTACTTGCTGTAATTTTAAGTGAGTAATTTGAATAAGGTCAGCAAAAGGTATCATTCTACGTACCAAAGATTCTATAGCTCCTTTATACATTCTTGGCGCACAAGCTACGTAATTAGGTAGCGCGTGTTGCGATGCTGATTTAGGTCTTACCATATTCTCAGACAACTTCCATTGTAACAAAATATTAGTTCCCATTACCATAATACCCTCATACCACACGTCAATAGTTTTCTCTATTTTTTCAAAATTTCCTTCTTCCATCATTTCTTGTGGAGGATTGAAAGTATCATCTTTAGGTATAACTCGTGAACCACCATTCTCAAGGATTTTTTTCTTGAAAACTATTTTCTTTGTGGTTTTATAATTGAAGTACATTAATGTACAAGTATCTCTTGAGAATACACTATTCTCGTAGAATTGAGCTACATTAAAATAATCATACCAACCTTGGCTGTATTGAGTTATTTCTTGTAAATCTTCTTTGGTAAGACTTTGGTCAATTTTCATTAACTCGCTAATCGGAAGAGTTTTAATTTCTCCCCAATAAAAACAATCTTTAAAATGAGGGTCTTCAGTATAGCTATATACAACATTAGCAGGGTCAACGTAAGATATTTTAACTCCTGTTCCTTGAAGAAATTCGTGTTTAGCAATAGATATACCAAGTACTGTAGCATCGTAATCTAATCTCCAACGAATATCGTTATAATGATTTTCGTCAAATATGGTATTGATAGCTTCTTCTTCCGCAATCTCAATCGCAGGTTTGTAGTGAAGCTGCATAAATAAAGAAAGCTCTTCATCTGTTTCAGGAAGTTTTTCAGGGTCCATTGTAAATGCATCAAATCCTGTGCTTTCTTTTATTTGATTTAAAACAGGTTTGGCAATCATTTGCCCCTCAATCATATCTTGATACTTGCTTCTCTTAGATTGAGACATAGCATCTTGTGCATATACTTTTACCTTGAATAATCTATCAGACATTCCGTTAACAACGATGTCAACGAATTTAGGTATAACAGGAACAGGTGTCCAATCTAAGTTTAAATAAGATAAATCGCCATCAATGGCTAATTCATTTTTATATTTACTAATTGATTGTTCTCCTCTTGCGTATAACCTTAGTCTATGAAATTCTCTCCATTGACCATAATACCTGCAATTACTTCCATCCTTTCTGAACCATTCATACTGAATAGCTTGACCAACTTGCAGCCCAAATTGTTCGGATTTTTTTTCCGCATCAGTAGCTAACTGACTTGGAAAGGCTGACGATGTAATATCTATTGTTACGTTTTTCATTTGATTAATTGACTTGTTGAACCATCATTAGAATACCTTGCGAAGTTAATACTTATTTTTGAATCTTTTTTCTCCGGCACGTATAAATGCTTTTGATTAGCCATTACAGCTAATCCCGAACTTATAGACGCATCAAATTTGGTTCTATCGTTTATATCAAACTTTGCCCAATCCTCTAATGTCCGTGTAAAAGGCATAGTTCCCATATCTCCTCCATCTCTATACTCTCCTGTAAAATCTATCCCAACATACTTTTCTATGTAAGACTCAATTGCAGATGCGTGAGATTGCTTTACATCTTCAGATGAGTTGGGTATTCCACCGAGTTCACGTTCAGTTTTTGATAATTTATTATATTGCTTGTCAGGTCTATTTAAACAGTAATGTCTATATCCTCTATTTTTAAAATGATAAAGCAATCGGGGTTTATTGTTCTCGATTAGAATTGGCATACCATAAAACACACAAGCCATAAGAACTTCTTCAAAAAATATCTCAGCTGTTTGAGGTCTTGCTATATACTCTAAGAAAAACTCATTTGAAGGAGCGTCATCCATATTAAACTTCGTAAGTCCGTGCAAAGAACCATTAGACCCTCTGCCGCCAACTACTGCTGATATATCATAACTATCGCACCCAAATGAACCAATATATTCATTGCCGGGGTGTTTCATTCCGTGTATTGTATGCACATTGTTTTGAAGATGCTTTGCAGGAGTCCAACTAACTAAGAATCTACCTCTTGAGTCAGGAGTAAAAACAACTTTAGTGTCTTTCATACCATCTCTCCAATGTAACGAGCCGCGAGTAGTATAGTGCTCTTTTATTAAACTGTCGTTGTAATCAATTTGTTGGTATATTTTTGTAAGGTTAAATAAAGACTGTTTACTCTCATCTCTAAATGCGTGTGATTCTGTTCTTGGAAACTGTCTGTAATATTCATTTAATGCATCAGAATCATTTTTAAGAGAATCAACCTCATTTTCCCAATAATCAATAGCGCCCATACTAATAATACCACCGTCTACTCCTGTGATTGGAACTTCAGGAGTTCTAAATATAGGCATACCATACACATCTATAAATCCCTCCATATTCCATTCCATAGGAATAAATAAAGCGTACAATCCACTTTTTGTCTGACCGTTAGCGTTACGAGTTGTAACCGCTGAATCTTCAAACATATCTTTGTAGTTTTGACCACCTTTAGATAATGCATTTGAAGTTGAGCCCATCATACATTTTCCAATAATTTTAGAACCCAATCGAAGACAAGTTTTAGTTACGCGCCAATTCTCCTTAATGTTATTTGGCTTAGTCCATTTACCGGACTCATCGTGAGCCAAGAATAATAGCTTTTCTCCATCATAGGAGTTATCTTCTGTGTTCTTCCAATCTATTGACGTGTCTAACCCTTCTATGATTTCTGCTTCAGAATCATACATATTCTTCTTTGTAATCTTAGATGCCGGTACACGGAAAGCCAACTCTGTCTTTGGTTTATCCATACCATCCATAATAGGTTTGAAGAAAAATGGAAGTCTGCTATTTATTGGAACTACCTTATCAGTAAACATCTTCTTGGCATCAGAGCCGGTCTTAGATAATATACCTATTCGCGCGTCTTTTGCAAGTGTTCCAACATTGATACACTCAGATGACGACATAAAAGAAAATCCTGAACGTCTAATCTTTAAGTATATCATACCAAAACTTCTTTGGTCGGCTCTACACGCTTCCCAAAAAATCCAATAAATTCTATTTGCTTCACGAAAATCAGGATACCCAATATCAATACTTGCCCATTGAAGGTACATATAGTGAGAACCTGTTATGTATGTATGAACCCCATTATTCATAAACCACACCCCATTCTCTCTACAGTCAAATTCGTTTTCAATATAATCAACCCACCTATTCTTAAATTCAGATGGCATTTCATTCCATTGGAATATTGATTGTATTCTTGAGAGTTGTTTTGGAAGAGTTTGTCTTTCCCAATGTTGTTCAGATTTTGTAGTACTTCTTTTTATACAATCTTTTGGAGTAGGTGGAAGTGCAATATAAAGTCCTGCAATATTTACCACGTCTCCTATTTGACCTGTTTTAGATATTACTATAACATCATATTGGTCGTTATAACCATATATCCAAGATTTATTGCCATTTTTTTTAGTAATAGAATGGGATGGGATATAGCCTTTGACTATTGTATATAAACTATTTAGACCTTCTTTCTGCAAACCCTTGTTTTGTATCAGTTTTACTTCCTCCGTTTTCGGCAATATCAAGACTTTCTTTTTCAGCTTCTATTCTGCTAAGAATCTCGAATGCATCAAATATAGCCAATTTTTTTGTAGCCGCTGCATTTTTTAACTTGTCGGCAGCTAAGTCGTCTCCTTCCATATCAGGATTTAAGATAGATTCTTCTGCTACTTTTATAAGTTCCAATACTGCTTTATGACCGGCAGCAATAATCTTTAATTTTGTTTCTTTAGCTGTCATATCGTTATCTATAAAACATTACATATACCATACGTCCCTCTTTCCAACCTGTGTTTGGATATTTACTGTGAAAATAATTAGAAGGATACATAAGAGCACGATTTGGTCTATATCCCACTACAGAATGTAAATCCCAATTATCTAAGTTATTTGCTTCATCTAAAAGAAACCTATCAGCTTCTTCATTGGAAACATCTAAAGGCATCTCATAACCTACATCTTTATGTCTCCAAAAAGCAGTTCCGTGAAGACCTTCTTTTGTAGATGGAGATATATATAGCACGAGTGCTCTTTCGGGTCTAATATCGCCTACTTTTGAGTCTGCGTGGATTCTCCAATCAGTATCAAATTCTTCGGTTGCTACTCTAAAGAATCCTAATAGACATTCACGCTGTACTCCATCTATAGCAGATAGCTTTCCAACAATATATTCGTCAAAGTCTTTGTTGCTATATTGAACCCAAAATTTTTTATCTCCAACTTCAACTTCTTGAAATTCGTTATTTGACAAAAGTTTATAAACAGAATCATAAACTCCTTTCCCTAAAAAATCATCTACAATATTTATCATAGCTTTATTGTTATTTGATGGTCATACATACGGTACAACTTTTCTCCATCAACAGTAAACTCATATTCACTATCGGGAGTAAAACAAACAAAATCCCCTTTTTTGATTCCTTTGTTTAAAAGGTATTCGTTTGGATAAACCATCTGCCCTCTTAATGGCTCTTCGCTAAATGATTTTTTTATATAATAATCTGTAGCAAGGATTGGTCTAACAAAGCAATACTTGTCATAAGCATTCCAAGTAGAACCTTTCTTGTATAAAAAGAATTGGTCTGTTTCTATAAAGAATAAGTCATCTTTAAAAAAACTCTTGCCGCTTTTTTGACGACCTCTCATATCATTATAATACTTAAAAGCATTATGATGCACAAGAAGCGTGTCTCCTATTGAGATAGGTCCGGTGTAGCCTACGGGAAGCTCGATAACTTCTGCATATCTATTAGAGAACTTGTGGTCCTCTTCTGAGGTACTAACGATAAAGTCAATTCCTCCTATGTCTTTTGTATTATCGTATCGCTTTCCATTCATAGGCTTTACTATGAAGTAGAATGGAGATTTCATTAAAAGTCTATATTAAATTCGATTGAAATTGGAACTGTAAAGGTAAACTCTTTCCATAGAACTACCTCTTCTTTTTTATTAATAATGTAAATTAATACATTTCCCGTTTTCGCTTGCCGTTTAATACAATTAATTTCATTTGAATCTCCAAGTATTTTTTGACCTACTATGTAGTGCATTGCCCCACTCTTATAGTCAGGTCCGATTGATATTTTTCTAATATCCATTTAATTTAATTTAAACCAAAACTCTAATATACTTTTGTAAGCACAAAGTTTTGTGATTGAATTTTATTAGCTACTTTTGATGTGCCCCATTCAGCGGTAATTGATAAAGCGTTTAATACGGTCGTATCAAATACAGTATTAGATATTAAACCGAAATTACTTCCTTGTAATAAACCTGCGGTATCTTGATTGTAACTGTATTGACCATTAACAAACAATTCAGCAACTCCCGGTCCACCTATTTTTGTTACTGTAAAATCTACTACTAATTCAAAAAACTTATTCGTAGTGGTGTTCATTTGAAAAACTCCTAAATCGCCAATTACAATTCCATCAGATTTTATCCTTATGCGGATTGTTTCATTATTCGCGCAGGAAAGAGGACCACATAATTTTACTGTAAAGCTATCGCCCACACTAAAACCATTAGCAGGCACAATTAAACTACCTACACCTGCCCCTATTAAAGACGTTTCAACTATAGTATTTGTTATAAGTGTTCCTAGAGTTGTTTGTGCAAATAATCCTTTTGTACTAGTTAAAGATACGATGTCTGACAAAAGAAAATTCTTTGTTGCTAATCCATCGCTAGTGTCTGTTCCAATAACGTAGTCCGATAAACTTGGAGCCGTTGGCTGAGAGTATGTGCTAATTTTTGCCATTTGTTTTAGTCTGTTTTATGAGTTACTTCTCCTGTTTGAATGTTAATGACTGCATCTACACCATACTTATCAATTAATAATTGTTCGTGTGCTGAGAATTGAATCTTTAACTCTTCGATGTGACGTAAGATTTGTTGTTTTTGTAATTCAACATCTCCAATAGCCATTTTTGCTTTATTAAACTCTGAGTTTAATTCTTGAATTTTTGTTAATTCTTCTTGTGTTACTTGTTCTTTTGACATTTTAATTTGATTTTAATTTGATTATTAATTATACAAAGATATAAATTTTAAAATAAAGTTCTGTTGATTCTTTTGTAAGTATAAAATCCCAAGGCAATAAGCAATAGAATTAAAAGCCACCAAAAATAAATTGAGTAGTTCGCTTCTTTATCAATTTCTTTTTTAAATGCTTTTACTTTAGCGTCTTTTTTTACCTCGACCTTAATAGAGGCTTTTTCAGACACTTTTATTTTAGTGCTATCTACTAAGACCTTTTTTACTTTTTTGTATCTCAGCTTTGCATTTTTGTACTTCTTACCATCAACCTCAATGACTTTTGCGGTATCAATTGGCGTTATCTCCAATTCATCAGTATCGGTTACAATACTAATATGATTATCTTGAGTCGCTACAGTTTCTTTTTTAGTTACAGAAGTACTATCTGTTTTTACCAAAGCATCGACTTTGTCTACGTTTACCTTTCTTGCAGCACAAGAAGTAAGTATTAAAAAACAAAGTATTAGTATCTTTTTCATTAACAGTTCCATTTTTTTAAGGATAATGCTTTCCTTGTTGGTTCTCCATTTGGTTTCTTCATAGCACCCGGCATCCCTCCCATACGAGCACAGAATGACTTTCGTCTATTAGCATCTTTACTACCTGCCTTTAACTTAGAAGGCTTTGTTGTTACAGCCATCTTTAATTTACTTCCCGTATTAGCGGCTCTATAACTTGCTACTCCTTTAGCATTTAAACCTCCTGTTTCGGACTTTCCTTCTTTTCTTGTCCAAGCTGCTGTTTTATTTGCCATTACTCAATTATTAAAGTTATATCTTTTGCTAATTGCATTTTTTTAAATAGCTTCTGAAAAGCCACTCGAGAGTTTCCAATATAATCGAGAGTTCTTGTTGTTCCAACTAATATACAACCCTCTGTATCGTGATTTGAATTTCCGCTATGAATACGAACTCCTTCAAAGTTTGTAACATTAAGCAACAAAGGAAGAAGTCTTTTAAATCTATTTGACTGATTTATTATGACCTTATACTCTCCTTTAGGAATAGCTGTTTCTGATTTAATTTTTACATCGCGCTCTTTATCTTCAAGAGTATAACACTCAAACTTACCATCAATAGATAATTCTCCTATTGTAGAGTGTTCTGTTCTATGCAATCTTTTAACTGTTATTTTCATTACGCAATATCGTTTACATTTGTTTTGATTTCTTTTGCTCTTAAGAATGCTTTTTTAAGTAGCTTCCAAATATCTACATTAAAAGTCTCTTCAATATTTTCTTTTATTGAAACCAATTCAATAAAGATTAAAAGTATAGCACATATTTTAGTAAACATAAAATCAAATCCAAACCATCTTACAATAAACTCATTTAAAACAAATTTGTCTATTACAAAAAGAAATAAAATGCATATTTCATATAGCGCCATCTTTGAAATTATATTTGATAGAATTCTACTTCTTACACTGCTCCAACCTCTAAGCTTTACGCTCTTGAAAATACCTGTGAATGTATCAAGGACTATTGCTGCTCCAACCGCTATTAGTAATCCGTAAATTGGTACGAATAAAAGTATCAATGATGCCGCTATGTAGTTTATATATTTCATTATCTTCCTTGTGATTTATACGATTTAACGTAGTTCTTACTTGTTTTTAAAGTGCTTGTTTTTGTTTTAGCAGCTACACCTGTTTTCTTAGGTTTTGCTTTGTATGTTCCTTCTTGTTGTTTAACTTTTGCCATTTTAATTTACGCATTTAATGATTCCGGGATATATCCATCAGCATCTTGCGCATATCCCGCAAAGCTGTGTTTACAATCTACAGGGAATATTTCACTTTCAAAATAAATCTCCTGCTCACTCATAACATCGTAAGCATAGCCATCGTAGTAGATTGGTTCTGTAATTACATTTCCTTCTGAGTCGTAAGTGCCTTGTATTTCTACTATCTTTCCAATTTCAACAATTGCTTGAACACCTTGTCCGTAAACAAGTCCTTCTTCTGTTTCTACATAAACTCCTTTAGCTAATAAATCAGCGATTGCAGTTTCTTTGTCCGTGTAATTTAGTTTGTATATCATTATATAGTTGTTAATTGTGAAAGTTCAGTATTGCTTAAACGTGTTTTATAAAGTTGAACTGAGTTAAATTGATTTGTATTTGGTTGATTATTTGTTGGACTTGGACTTGAGCCATTATAAATTAAATTTGAAAATGGTGAAGAAGGATTTGCTATTGCATCAGTTCCACTTGTTAATAATGCACCATTTGTATAAATTGCCCAACTACCACTTTTATATGCCAAAGCTATTTTATACTGAGTATTAAGCGTAAAATAATTTGGAGTACCAAAGTCAACTGCTGTTGAACCGTTTGTTCTTATGTAAAATCTTGAACCTTTGTTGTTTCCATCTTCTGGAATACCTATAAAAATCCAATTTGAAGTCGTTCCGTCTGATATAGCAAATCTATTTTCTGCACCCGCTTGAAATCCACTTATTTTAAAATCAACAAATATAGTTCCCTCTGTTTGCCCTATCAAATCATCTATCCCCGTTTTGCTAATAACATCAGCGTTTCTTGTCACTGTACTTGCTACCGTTGGGATGTATGATGTAGCGTTTGAACCTGCTTCTCTTTGTGCACCCCATATTAAAATATCACTTGCGGTGCCCCCGCTATAATTACCTATATGAAAAACAGTTCCTGTTGTAGATATTTGCTCTAATCTTTGCCACTCTCCATTTAATGTAAATAATGTTCCTACAGAAATATTAGCGCCATATCCAAATAAAACTTTTTCTCCCGCAACACCTTTTACATATATGCTATTTGCGTCTGTTGTTGCTCCTCCAATTGCACGATAAATAGAAGATGTGTTTGATGTTGTAAATTGAATCCTATCCGCATTTTGTGTTCCGTCTGGAGATACACTATAGTTAGCCGTTACGGTAGCATTTAACTTTACCCACGAAGCATCATTAAACTGCTCTGAATAAGTAATTAAATTAGTTCTCTGTGGCTCAACTAATATACTCGGACAACCACCTCCAGAATAGTCTAAACGTGGGATGTTTAATCTTGTAGTAGTTGGAAAATAACTTGTTGAAGTTGAACCAGCTTCGAGTTGTGCTCCCCAAATGTAAAAATCACCGCCAGTTAATCCATCAACTATTAATGGATAAATTCCAGCTCCTCCAGTTCCAGTCGCTATAAATGTATAATTAAATTTTTGCCATTGAGTAGTTGCAGTATAT